TCTTGGCGGCTGCAGGCGTTGCGGCCTGGCCAAACGAACCCACCTTCGGCTTGCCAGGTGCGCCGACAGTACCGTTGGAACCAGCCTTGCTCGACTTGTCACGGGTGACACCGTTGTTCTTGGCGGCCCAGGTGTCGGCGAAGACTGCGGTTGCAGCTTCACCGCGGATCTCGGCGGTGGTCATGCGGTCCTTGGCGCGGAAGAACTTGTCGATCTCGTTCTCCTCGCGAGTTTCACCGGTGGCGATGTACTCACCCGCGTCGTTCTTCTTGGACTTGTCGACCACTTGCTTGATCACGCCGGCGAGGATCTCCTTGCCGATCAGCTCCATGATCATGTTGACCTTGGTGGGCACTTCGGCCTTAGCTTCCGGCGAGTAGGCGGTGACCACCTTCTCTTCGGTGTCGAGCTGGCTGAGCTCCTTGCCGAGGGTCAGCAGTGCCAGGCTGTTGGCCAGCAGGAAGCCCGGCAGGTACTGCTTGGCACCTTCCTTGTCCAGGTAGTAGTTGTTGCCGCCCTTGGCTTTGCCGGCAGTGACGTAGACCGTCTGCTTGATCTCGCGCTTGTCTTCGGTGCGCAGGCCCAGCACCAGACCGGTGGCGCCACCAGCGGATTGGATGACGTAAGCCAGGGTGACCGTGCAGGGGTACAGGCCAGAGTCGACGACACGGCTGCCGCCGCCGACACTGTCCTTCTCGTTGGCGATCGAATCATCGGTGGCCAGGTTCTTGAGCAAGCTCATGGGTAATTCCTTCTTCGGGGTGGGTAATACAAGATTGGGATTGGGCAGATATTGCCCGGGATTGAAACTGTACTCTAGATACTGGGTATTGACACGCAGTATCTAGGACAACACCGCCTGGAGTTAGGCGTAATACTCGTGCAGCCGGCTGAGCACCAGTTGCATGTTGTTGTCGATGAAGGTTTCCTGGTTTGACCACAGTCCCAGGGGACCGCGCAGGCGTTCGCCGACAGTTTCCTTGGTCAGCTTGGTCTGGAACACGTACTTGAAGCCCAGGGCTTCTTCTTCCGGCGTGATGTTGAGCAGCGGGGACTTGTAGGCCTCCAGTGCTTTCAACTGCATCTTCTTCGATGCAATCACGACAGAGAAGTAACTCTCGATGCCGTTGTTCTTGGTAGCACCCTTCACCGGCACCTTGGTTTCCATGACCATCTCGGTTGAGTTGACCTGGTCCACAGTGTGGGCAGTGAAGATCACGTTCTTGGTGGATGCTGCGACCTTCTGCTGCATCAACGTCTTGAAGTACTGGGCAAAGTCGCCCCAGGCCTTCTGACCGTCCGTTGAGCCGTACACGTACATGGTTTCATACATGTCTAGCAGGTAAGTCAGCGAGTCCACCGAGATGGTGTGCACATCAGCCATCGTCTCGGCCACGTCGAAGGCTTCGAGCACCTGCATCGGGTCGGTGATGGTGAACTGTTTGAACTTCGACTTGAAGGGGAGCTTCTTGCCGGCCTCACAGTTCAGGTACATCACGCCTTCCTGGTTGTCGAGCCCCATCAGGGAGGCGCTCTTGCCAGTGGTGGACTTGCCTACTAGGAGAACCAGGTTGTCGTTGACGGTTTGTTGGGTCATAGTTCAATCGTCCAAAGGATGGGGCTCGTCACCCTGCATCCAGCGAATGGCAGCCGAGATACCCTGTTCGTAGGACATACCGGGGTACTTGGATTGGCCGGAATCTTCGGCATCAGCGCATTGGTTCAACAAAGCGTTGATCTGCTCTTCAGTTGGTTCGTTCATGGAATCCTTTCGGGAATGAAAAAGGCCACCCGAAGGTGGCCCGTGTTTTTTGACAGATCGAAGATGTGCCCGAAGGGCACCTCGATTCACTACTGACTACATCTCACTGACTGAACCAGAACACGATCCGTCGATCCTCGGGCGAGTTGACCTGGTGCATGTCCGAGGACATGGTGTAGATCACTTCACCCAGGGGTTTCTGGAGCGTCTGGGCCAGTGCTCGAGGATCCTCCAGCAGCTCTACGTATTTCTCGGTGAGCTCCTGGAGGGTCAGGTAGTTATGCCCGAAGCCATCACCTTCCCAGGTTTGGCTGACGGCTTGCACTTCCGATGACGCATCATCAGGCATTCCCTTTTGCCAGTACGACCAGGGCAGAGATTCCCAGGCTTCGTCCGACAGCAGGCCGAAGAGTTCCGGTTGTTGCGGGATGGTGGTTTCATCCATGTGCGCCTCAGCTCGGCCCAGAGTAACCAGCTCTTTCATGGTGAAGGAGCGGGCGGCATCTGCCACCCACAAGCCTTCCTTCTTGGTTTCACTGTACACATGGGCACTGAGTCGCACGGATTTCTCCCGGTTGCTTAGTGCCGGGAATATCCTTCAGAGTAGAGTTGAGGTCAAGCCCGCTTGATGAGTTCGCGGCTGACAGTGGTCATGACGGTGCCCAACAGCTCAGCCTCGTCCAGCTTGTCCGGGATCTTGGCGTTCAAAGCGTAGACCCTGTCCTTGATCGCGTCGAAGCTGAATCCAGCATCGATAAGGATGCGTCCGTACCGATGGAGCATGTTGTTGCGGTTGCCGTCTCCGATGTGGTTGATGACCCAACGCTCCAGGTTGTCCAGCGATTGTTGGCTGTCCAGGAGCTGCTTGCGCACTTCGTTCTTGCTGGTCTTCGGGATGAAGGGCAGGATGTCGAAGATTTCGCCCTCGTTGTACTCGTACTGGCCATCGTGAGACAGCCATTTGCGTGCTCGCTGTCCGGTGGTAGTGTCGACCTCGAAGGGAAGCCAGTCGTAGATGTTGGTCATCAGCTCCTTGAAATCCTTGGCGTCCATCTTCAGCTCGAAGTTGATCGGCAGGACGATGCGGAAGCGGTGCTCATCTGCGGTGTGGCGCTTGGTCGTGTACATCAGGAACTTGTAGTTCTTGAGCAACAGCTTAACAGTGCTCATGTTCACACCGCCGTCCACGTCGACCACTACCATGGAGAAGCCAGGGATGGCGTTCTCTTCATTGCGGTAGCCACCCACCAGGTGGTGGTTGACCCAGTGCAGCCCGTCTTGCTGGGTCAGCTTGTGCAGCTTGTCGAACGGAGCCAGCTCGGGCTGGTAGTTCTCCGTGATGTCTGTGGACCAGGCTACCACCATCTCTTCCAGGTTCGACGCCTTGAGGGATTCGCCGCGCAGGAACTCGATCCCGTCTTCGAAAGACTTCTTGATCAGGATGTTGTTCTTGTAGCCCCAGGCCGTGGCCAGGGTCAGCATCTCGCCTCGCTGGCTCTGGCTTCCCTTGTAGAACGGGAGGTCTTCGACCAGGTCAGCTTGCGTCACATCCTTGCCGATGGCTGCGATGTACTTGGCCAGCTTCACGTAGGGGCGGTCCCGCGACAGCAGGTTCATGAAGGCCTCTCCCGAAGCTTCAGCCAGCTTGATGGCGTAGTACAGGTGCGCTTCCGTCACTTCCGGAGAGTCGTCGATGAAGGCGTAGGCACCGGCCAGCTTCAAGGACTTGAAGTGGCGATGGCTCAGCTCCTTCTTCTTCAGCTCCTCGTGGTTGCCCAGAAGAGCAGCCCGCCTGCCGCACTGGAGCTCGTACTCGTTGAGCAGCAAGTGGGTGTCTTTGCTGATGACCAGGCGCTTGTTGGCGTTGACGATGTCGGCCAGGCCTTCCAGCTGATCCGCCATGCCTTCGATGAAGGTGTGCGTATCGGCTTTGGTGCGCAAGTCGTAGAGCTCTTCCGGAGTGATCTCGGTGTGGCTGTTGGTGAAGCGGTTGTAGGCAAAGAAAGACCGCCTGGCGTAGCCGGTTTCCAGCAAGCCGTACAGCGCTTCCTCGACCTTGCCACCGTCCAGCAGACGGATCGGCTCACCGAACATCAGCAGGTTGGTGGGTGTGCCACCGTGGATCTCCTCGTTGCGCTTGTTGTCGGCTGAGGCCTTGGTCAGCTTGGACTTGGTGCGACCCATGTCGTACAGCTCAAGGAAGGTCGGAAAGACCTCCTGGCTGCCTACCAGGGTGGAGCCGATCTCGTCGATCTCCAGGTTCACAGCGCCGGCGTTGGCCATGAGCATCTTGTGGCGCAGCTGCTTGACGGCGGGTGTCGTGGCTTCACTGAAGTCAAACACCAGGCTGCCCAGGTCTTCAAACTCCTTGGTGGTCTTCATCAGCTCGTCGTCGGGATCCGTACCCTTGCGCACCGAGCGCTTCAAGGAGATCTTTGGCAGGTTGGCTTCGGCCAGCACCGGAAAGGTTTCTTCGAGGAAACGCTTGCGAAACAGGTGGGCCACCTCGTTCTCCAGCAGGCCGGTGGAGACACCCTTGCCCGTGCCCGAAGGAGACAGAGCCAGCGTGTACATGTTGACCGGGATGTCACCGCGGTCATGGGTGGCGATCGTCGCCCGCATCATGGCGGCAATCTTGCACCAGCTGTAGGCGACGATGACCTGGAAGAACAGCGGGTTGCTGTTCTGGGTCTTGTCGCACAGGATCTGCACCAGCTTCTCGGAAGCTGGGTGGTATTCCATTTCGTCGAAAGTCTTCATTGCTCAGGAATCCATGTTCAGATCGCCGCTGGCGATCAGTTGATCTTTCTGGCTGCACGCTGCGAAGGCAGGGCAGTACTTGCAGGCCATGACTTCGCCTGGTTTTTCGAGCACGATGCCCACGTTCTTGTCTTCCGCCAAGCGAATGTAGGCGTCGTGTTTGTTGTCGTAGTTCTTGGTGCTGCGAGTGGTCTTCGCCGGGTTCTTGTAGTACTTGAACACCGGCTCGCTGCGCCACAGGTCTTCGTCGGTGCAGTAGGGAATGTCTTCCTCTGCTGCGTCGAAGTAAGTTTCGATTGCCTTGACCTTGTTGGAGATGAACTGCTCCGTGACAGTCAGCGACTGGAGCTGAAAGCTCTGGGTCTTGAATGCACGTGGTGGGTAGTTCGGGTCTTGTCGGACCTTGGATCCCTGCCAGTCAGAAAAGATGAAGTGAATGTCCATCTCGTTCTGGGTGATCAGCTTCGGGTCGAGCCAGCGATAGATCGAGCCCTGCAGCGGGTACTTGTTGTTGTTGACTTGGTTCAGGTAGGTCCAGACCTTGGTGCGCTTGAAGTCCTGCACTCGGCCTTCACCGACGAAGTCGAACTTGCCGGAGATGGTCCATCGGCCCATCTTGCGTTTTAGCCGCTGCTCCAGGTAGACCGGAATGCAGTCGGGGTTGGCCAGCAGCTGGGCCGGCGTCGGGTTGATCAGCACTAGGTCGATGACCTTGGTCGGATAGCCGAGGGCAGTCATGGCTGCGACATGGTTCTCACGCCAGGCCCGCTCGATGCCATCGTGGACGGCAGCGCCTTCACGATTGGGCATCTGGTCCGGCAGTGAGGGCAGGCCCACACCTGGTGGGAGTCGGCCTGGCAGGATGATTTGACGGATGGGCTTCATCAGCGTGGTTGCGCTGATGGTCATCGGATCGTCGTTGTAGTCGTAGTTGTCACTTGCCAAGAACACTGCAAGAGCCAGCGGAACTTCAGAGACGTTGGAATAACGCATGGCTTGCGTCCTTTCTTGGGTTGTTGATGAATCGAAGAAGCGCCAGGAAGGCGCCTCGAACTTCAGGCCTTGGCTTCCGCCTGGCGGATCAGCAAGTCCAGGCGAGCCAGGGCGTTCCAGGCTTCGTGAGCTGCGTGCATCTCGGCGGTGTCGGGGTCACACTCGATGCCCGACTTCTCGTAGAGCCAGTGACGCAGCTTGGCGTCGTCGTAGCGCTCGACACCGTTGGGGACTTCCATCCAGCCGTTGTCGGTGTACTTGACAGCACCACCGGTGCCGATGCGGGTGACAGCCAGAAGAGCTCTGGCGAATCCACCGAGCACCAGGCCAGGCCGGGGCTTGCCTGCATCCAGCTTGGCACCGGAAGCGTGAGCGTTGAGCCCGTGGGGATCGGACTCTTTCTTTATCAGCACTGGCCCGTTGAGCATGGGTGAGCTCTGGATCAACCTGTTGATCTGGTCTTCGTAAAACTCGCGGGGGTGAGGAGGAGGGTTGGAATACATGGGTTTCACCATGGGGAAATTCCTTTTGAGAAGGGAGAAAGCCCCCGGATGGGGGCCTTCATTCACACGTTGAGGATCAGTACGCCAGCTCGCAGGCGCCGGCAGAGCAAGCCAGTTCGGCCATGAGATTCACGCCGTTGCCGTTGTTCTCGAACACCTTGGAGATGTCGATGCCTTTAAGCAGCGGGAGAATCTCCAGGTACTCCGCTTCCGTTATGTCCTCGAAAGGCATCTGCGGGTAGGCGGTGGAGCCGAAGTAGGGCAGGACTGCAATGC